ATGAAGACAATGTATTCTAAGAATATAAGGAATGGAAGGAAAACATTATGGCTAAAGCAATCGAAGCATTCACCGGAATTGATACCGCCTGCCGGCAGGTTGAAGCCGCGGTTCGTGCTGACGGAACTTGGTTTAGCCGAGTTCTCCGGTACAATGGTTATGGCCTAGGTTGGAGCCGTTGGGAAAAAACCAATGATCTTCCTCGCGTTGACGAATCACGCGTAGAGTGGGGTTTTAAAACTCTTCAGCGCGTTAGTCCTCAAGGCTTGCGCCTTCCCAATTAATTCAAAAATAGTTGTTGACATTATTTTGAAAATATACTATACTAAGAATATACGGAAAGGAAACCAAATGTCGAAAGAAACTCTTCAGATCATCGGATTCTCGCTCCTCAGCGCTGCGATGATTCTTGCAATTTTTTATATCGATTCTGTTGTTAATTCTAACCTTGCTGTATAATTTTTGTTGACATTATTTTGAAAACGTTGTATTCTAAGAATATAAGGAATGGAGATTGTGATGAATTACTACACTCGCGAAATTGCTAAGTTTCTGGATATCAGCATCGAAGATGCTCTGCGTATTCAAGATGAAATGGAATGCAATGGTTTCGATTTTAGTGAATCAACCACCAATCAGTTTATCCGTGAAATTAAGTACCAACGTAACGCTCTGTCTATCTAATTTGAATTGAAAAGGAAAATATATTATGGCACATATGATTGAATTTCTCGACGGCAAGGCTTCCATGGCTTATGCAGGTGAAACTCCTTGGCATGGTCTTGGAACTGAAGTTCCTGCTGACGTCACTCCTAACCAGATGCTCAAAGCTGCTGGTCTTGACTGGAAAGTAGCTCCAGTTCCTGCCTTCGCTGAAATCGGTGGTAAGCAGGTTTCTGTTGGTCATTCGGCTCTTGTTCGTGACATCGACAACAAGATCCTCGACGTCATCACCGACGACTGGATTCCGAACCAGAACGAAACTGCATTCGAATTCTTCAACGACTTTGTCGCTGCTGGTGAAATGGAAATGCACACTGCTGGTTCGCTTCGTGATGGCCAGTTAGTCTGGGCTCTTGCCAAGGTCAAGGAAAGCTTCGAGCTTTTCAATGGTGATGCAGTAGAGTCCTACCTCCTCTTCACCAATCCTCACAAGTATGGCTGGTCCATCGACGTTCGGTTCACTCCGATTCGTGTGGTATGCAACAACACTCTGACTCTGTCGCTGAACACTCAGTCGAGCAAGATTGTCAAGGTTAGCCACCGTCGTGAGTTCGACGGAGACCTGGTGAAGGAAACCCTTGGTGTTGCCAAGGAAAAGCTTGCCAAGTACAAGGAAATGGCTGCTTACCTCGGTTCGAAGCGTTTCAACGATGAAAACATTGTTGACTACTTCACTCGGGTCTTCCCTGTCTCTGGTTCCAAGAAGGAAATCAGCAAGAATGCTGGTATCGCTCTGGAAATCATGGACCAGCAGCCTGGTGCTGAATTTGCTGAAGGTACCTGGTGGCAGGCTTTCAATGCCGTCACCTTTATGACTGATCACATGATTGGTCGCTCGGCTGACAACCGTCTCACCTCGGCTTGGTATGGTTCCAACAAGAATCTGAAGACCAAAGCTCTCGAGACTGCCGTGGAGATGGCCGATGCAGCCTAAGCATCTTGAAGAGATCGATGCCATCATCGAAAATGGAGTCGGAGAGATCTATCGTGGTTTCTTCCGACTCCACCAAGCCGGTGAGATTCAGAAAGAATATAATCAGATGGGTGCGATCCTTTCGATGCTAATGGAAGACCGCCAAAATCTTCGTACAAATTATAAGGTAGTAGACGAATGATTGAAGTAAAAAACCGTTCAACAGAATCCTGGGGACCACTTGCCAAGTGCAGTGATTCAGAATTCAATCGTATCCTCAACAACCGCAAAGGCAGTACAAAGGATCTGATCAAGAAAGTCAAGAAGCTTAAGACGTATAGAGTCTCGTTTATAAAAGAATGGCGCTCAGATTCGTTTGAACTTCAGGCTGAGAGTGACAGGGAAGTTGGTGCTGCTGCTGCTCGGTACTTCAGAGAGAATGAAGATAAAATCGGGTTCAAGGAAGCACCTCGTAGTAAGTGGACTGGAGAATACAAGGGCTACGATTCTATTAGTTGTGTAAAAGTAGGGAGTTAAATATGTTTTGGTTGTGGTTAATTATTGTTTGTGTACTCATGGGAATTGGTTCGTACGTTATTGGTGTGATTGATGGACCAGATGATAGGATTGGTTTATTCTGGGTAGTCTTTGCTGGATCTTTGTTGTGGCCGCTTGTGCTTACTGCTATAATTATTTTTGGTCCTTTCTACGGTCTCTTCTGGCTTGGTGACCGTGCTCGCGAAAAGCGTAAGGAAAAATCTAGCGTGAATAAATAATTCATGCAAGAAGAAAATGGTACTTACTTTGTTGGAATGATGCTAGAAACGGATGGAGAAGAAATTCTCTTTCCGGTCAAGTTCCACACTAAAAGTTACACTGAAGCTTTAAAATTAACTCGATGCATTACTGCTGGAGATCCTCGAAAACGAGTTATGTTTGCAGACATAGATAAACTATTATAATGGGACTATATGAAAATATTAATAACTGGTGTCGCTGGTCTTTTAGGTAGCAGACTAGCTGATTACATTATAGAAAATATACCAAACATTACTGTAGTTGGTATTGATGATTTGAGTGGTGGATACAAAGAAAATATAAATCCAAAAGTAGATTTTTGGAATATAAATTTGGCATCTGATTCACTACAAGAATGTTTTAATAATTATGAATTTGATTATGTGTTTCATTTTGCTGCTTATGCCGCAGAAGGATTGTCTCCTTTCATAAGACAATTCAATTATCAAAATAATTTAATTTCAACAGCAAGAATTATCAACCAGTGTATTAAGCACGATGTAAAGCGTTTGGTGTTTACATCGTCTCTTGCCGTGTATGGACATGGCTATGGTGATATCTTTGATGAAGACCAGCAGCAGTGTCCAATAGATCCCTATGGTGTAGCAAAATACGCATGTGAAATGGATATACAAATTGCTGGTGAACAACATGGACTAGACTGGTGTATCATTAGACCGCATAATGTGTATGGTAGAAACCAAAACATCTGGGACAAATATCGTAATGTTCTAGGCATATGGATGTATCAGCATTTAAACAATGAGCCTATGACTATATTTGGAGATGGTAAACAAACCAGAGCATTTAGTTGTATTGATGATATTGTTAAACCATTATGGAATTCTGCGATAGTTCCTGGTGCTTCAAAACAGATCATTAATCTCGGTGGTGTTGAAGAGTGGTCGATAAATGATGCTAATCAAACTTTGAGAAAAGTAATTGGCGGCGGTGAGGTTGTGCACAAAGAAGGTCGCCACGAAGTTAAAAATTCTATACCAACATTTCAAAAATCGATTGACATACTTGAGTTTGAACACAAGACTCAATTTGAAGATGGATTGAGAGACATGTGGAACTGGGCTAAAAACCAACCAAAACGAGATAGATTCATATGGCCATCTTATGAAATAGATAATGGCATATATAGCTTCTGGAAAAAATAATAGGAATTGATAATATGATATCTGTAATCATGCCATCGCTGTTTATGATTGACGGAACCGTTGAAAGAATAAAGCAAGTCTGCGCGCATCCACTTGTCGGCGAGTTTATTGTAATAGATAACACTATTGAAGGTGGGAATATTAAAGAAGATATTCCTAAGTTAGTTTACATCGAAGAAAAGAAAAATACGTTTGTGAATCCGGCTTGGAACAAGGGTGTATCTCTTGCCAAGTATGACAAACTGATGTTTCTAAATGATGATGTAATTACTGACTTTGCTTTGATAGATAAAGTCTATGATTATATTACTGAAGACAGAGGAATGATAGGCATAGGAGAAGGATGCTGGGAAAAAACTGGTGAAGTGTTTGAAATCAAACCGGTGTATGAATTCCCAGGAGCTTATGCATGTTTGTTCTTTATGCACAAAAACTCTTATAGAAACATTCCAGAAGAATTAAAAGTATGGTATGGTGATAACTGGCTTTTTGATAAAACTGGTAAGCAACCTTATAAGTTTGTAAACTGGAAATTAGATGGTTACATATCTGCAACAATTAGTACACCTAAAATATTTCCAATAGCAAAAGAAGATGAAATAGCGTGGATCAATAAAATACGCCATATAGTTTGAATATATAGAATTGTCCGTTGTTTTAAATGATAAAGGTTCGAACATGAAAAAAATTATTGCATCTGTAATTGCTGCTAGTATGCTTATCTCTGCTCCAGCATATGCTAATCACCGTAAAGATCAATGGAGAGATAGAGACCATAGCCATCAAGAACGCCGTAAAGGTAATGGTTGTGGGTGGCTCTGTGGAGCCATTATTGGTGGTGTTGTTGTAGGTGCCATTAGTTCTAGCGAACGAGAGCGTAAAAGAAATCGTGAACGTGAATACGATAATCGCTATTATCCGCCAGAATACAACTATGATAGACGCTATTGTGTTCGCGAACAAATCACCGAGTGGTATCGCGGAGAAAAATACGTTTATTGGGAAACACGCTGCAACTAAGATTATCACATGAAACATCTAATTACTTTAGCGTTAATCACGCTAGCCACACCAGTTTATGCTCAAAAAACACCAGTTGGGGTTGTATATGACGCTAAAGTAATTAAGGTTACTGATGGTGATACAGTTCAGATCGAAGCACTTTGGTTGCCAGCCCCTCTTAAGAAACAAATATCTGTTCGTGTTTTTGGAGTGGATACTCCTGAAAAAGGCTTTCGTGCCAAATGCCCAGCTGAAGATCTCAAAGGAAAAGCTGCTAGTACCTTTACAAAGGATCTAGTGGCCAAAGCGACTAAAGTTCAATATATCCTATATGATTGGGACAAGTATGGAGGTCGTGTTCTTGGTGACATGATACTCGATGGAAAGAGTCTTCGTGCTCAGCTTATTACCAACGGTTTTGCTCGTGAATATTTTGGTGGTTCCAAGAAATCTTGGTGCAAATAGTTGTTGACATTTAAATCAATATAGATTATATATAGTATATCAGTTGTTGACAATCAACGATAAAGGTTCTGAGGACGCGGGGGCAGTACCCGCCACCTCCACCATAGATACATCAAGGTCCGGCCCGAGAGGGATGCCTACGAAAGTGAGGGATGATGGTGTATCTATGATGGGGGTGAACTAGGATCGACTGGGACGGAATAAGGCGGTTCGAGACTGAATGACTGGCAAAGTGCCATTAAACTAAATGCTAACGATAACGATAGCTTTGCAGACATCCGCCTAGCGGCATGATCTCTTGGGCCCGCCGGAGCCTCGAAACAGAATCCGGCACATTTACTATAAGATGTTCTATAAACACCATAAGTGGTTGACATTAATAGATTAATGGTGTATAAATAAAATATCGCAACGGAGGTTGGCACCTCCATTGACTCTTACAAAAGCTTCAAGTCTTAGGGCTAGAGAGCAGTACCATTAGGTACTACCGACGAAACCATAATGATTTTGCATTTCCAGTAAGAGGGAAATGGATGGAAGACCTTCTTTGTTTCTTTTTGTGTCTTCTCATAGCGGCAGATAAACTATAGGCTGAGATGCCTGCAAAGTAGTCTCTGTTAGCCAAAGTCATTTAAATGAGAGACTAAAAATGACTTTCTTCGATAGAAAAATCGATTTCCCATATATTAGATGGGCCGAAGGGTTCGGAATTGGAGTTGTTGCAGTACTTGGATTTGCTGCAGCAGTACCCGCAAAAGAACCTGAAATTAAATTTGTAGAAGTTGAAAAAATTGTAGAAAAACCTGTGGTTGTAAAAGAACCGGTTTATCTAAATAGTTATGATAGACAACAAATCCAGTGTATGGCTGAAAACACTTATTTCGAAGCAGCCCATGAACCCTACAAAGGTAGGATTGCGGTAAACAATGTTGTGTTAAACCGCGTGAAAGACAAGCGATTCCCCAAAACACCATGTGCGGTCATTAATCAAAAGGCCAGAGGCGTGTGCCAGTTTTCATGGAAGTGTGAAGGTGGAAAGCGTATTGGAGACCAAGCTGCGTATCGTAAGGCAAAAGAAATTGCTGAAAACGTATACTTAGGCAACTATGGCGATGTAACCAAAGGTGCAAAATTCTACCACGCTAATTACGTGAACCCATCATGGGGTAGAGTTTTTAATAAAACAGTTGTAATAGGTGCTCACATTTTTTATAGAGGATGATATATTATGGTGGACGACGTTATTCTACAAAAGACTATGTCAAATGAAAAGTTCATTAAAGAAATTGAAAAATTAGTACTTAACTATAAATTAGATTATATGGATGCCGTCGTCCATCTATGTGAAAAGAATGGTATTGAAATTGAGGCTGCTGCTTCGATCATTAAAAATAATATTAAAATTAAATCTAAGATCCAAGCAGCAGCCGAAGATTTGAACTACCTTCCGAAGTCTGCTCGGTTGCCAGTATGACGCCTTTTGAGTCTTACAAGACTTTTCTTGCAATCAAAAGTCATTTTACCACTGATGGTTATGACTATATCAAATACAATGGTAAAGTAAACGCGAGTCCAACAAGCTTTGAAACTCGCAAAGACAAGTACCAGTTCTATAAACTATCTAAACACAAAGATCCTCTGAAATACTTGGTGGCCAACTTTATTGATGGCGATCTAAAGTGGATCGGTGATCTGTTTGATGATAAATCTGAAAAGGTTTATACCGACTGGCTGAAGCGTCAGCAATCTCTTTCCTATATTTTTGAGCAAGACTTAAATAAACTGTTGACAGATTTTGATAGTAATGTTATTGTAAAGAATGGACAACATCCATATCTACTTAAACAATACTTGCGTAGAGAGATCTCTATTGAAACGATTATCATTCTGAATGATATTCTTGGTTTCTTTGGCCATTGGAATAAGAAGATTGAAGATAACGTTCTCTGGCCTAGCATATATAAAAAGCTATGTAAGTATAAACCATTTTTTCATTATGACGTATTCAAATGTCGCGTGATACTGAAAAATAAGTTTTAAGAAAGTTAATCATGTTCGATAATATAGAAATCCGAGATGTTGAAGTTGAAGGTGAAACAAATTGGTACTGGATTAAAGGCGACCAAAATTGTTTTGAAGGAACTATTGAACACTGGAACAATCATCACTCAAAAAAATACTTTAAGCATGTTAAGAACTATGATACTGTAGTTACCGGTGGAACAAATTGTGGAATGTATGCTAGGCTCTATTCGAAGCGGTTTAAGCATGTGTATGCATTTGAGCCAGAGCCGGTTGCATTTACTTGCATGGTAAACAACAACCCATATGATCACGTTGTTAAATTGAATTGTGCGCTAGGCCATGGTAATGGCATTGTTGGTTTGTATCGAGTTCCTCAGGATGATCCTGGTTCAGATAATCTAAACATTGGTATGAACATTCTGCAACCACCTTCCGAACAATTTCAAATTCCAATGATGGCAATTGATTCTTTAAATCTTATGAACTGTGATTTGATTGCTCTTGACACAGAAGGATTTGAGATGCAGGCAATTGAAGGTGCTAGAAATACAATCGAAAAGTTCCATCCTACAATTATTGCCGAACGTTTTAATACGCCTGATCACGTTAAATTTATGAAGAGTCTTGGCTATGAATATGTAGAACAATCATTCCTCGATTCTATCTACGTGTATAACCCAAGCACTTCAACGTTTAACTATAAAGTCGGATAAATACACTGACATTAAATGTTGAGCGATTTAAAAATTATTAATTGAGGATATAATATGAAATTTCTAGGTATTCGTAATGGCCATGACTGTAATGTTTCTTATTCAGATGGTCGGCAAGTAAAGTACGCCAAAATTGAACGTAATGTACAAATTAAGCATTACCATACAGGTTCTATTACTGGCGATAAAACAGATGATATGCCTAGTCTTCTGAAACACGCCGAAACAATTTTTGGTATTGATCTTCAAGATCTTGATGCCATTTGTATGACGAGCGATCCTGGTCTACATCCTCTTGATCGAGAGATTACTATCTATGAAAATTGGTTTGAAGTAGATAAATCTAAGAATCCTTTCTGGGATCAGTTTAAGTGCCCAGTCTATAATCTCAATCACCATTATACTCATACTCTTTCATGCTGGCCGCTGGTTGACTTGGATACAGTTGATACGCACTTTGTTGGTGATGGACTTGGTGATCATGGTCGTGTTTCGGGCGTATATAAAAACGATAAGTTAGTTGAATACGTTGATCGTACTGAAAACTATGGTCTATCTGTTACCATGGAACAAGTTGGCCAGCAAATTGGTATTGAAGGTATTGTCCTAGATATTGCTGGTAAGCTGATGGCTCTCAAGTCATTCCATAATGTACCAAATGAACTTGAGCGTTTGTTGATGCAACACGCAGAACCTCTTCGCTATCGTCATTTGAATCAATTTATTGAACTTACAAAACAAATTCAGGGAATGATTAATCCGTTTCCAGATCAAAAGCAGCAATTGATTAACCTTGCTCATCTGCTGCATGTGTTTGGTGAAGAAAAGCTTCCTGATTATTTCAATCTTTATGCTGGTGTAAATGATATCATTACTTACTCTGGTGGTACTGCACAAAACACCGTAGTTAACACTAAGGTGAAAGAACGATTCCAGAATATTCACATTCCGCCGCACTGCCCAGATGATGGTTTGAGTCTTGGTTGTATTGAATTCCTTCGTAAGAAGTATGATCAAGAAAAGTTTGATAATAGTAATTTCCCTTACTGGCAGAGTGATGAAGCTCCAGACTCTATGCCATCTGCATCGACAATCGAAAAGACTGCAGAGCTTCTTGCACAAGGTAAAATTGTTGGTTGGTATCAAGGCAACGGAGAGATTGGTCCTCGTGCACTTGGCAACCGTTCAATCCTCATGAATCCGGCTATCAAGGATGGTAAAGATATTCTAAATGCTAAAGTAAAGAAGCGTGAAGAATATCGTCCATTCGGTGCCTCAATTCTGTCTGAATATACTAAAGACCACTTTGCATGCGATTATGAAAGCCCATACATGCTTTATGTTATCGACGCATTGAGTAAGACAGACTTTCCTTCAGTTCTGCATGTTGATCACACATGCCGAATCCAGACTGTGAATGAAGAACCACAGTATGCGATTTATCGTGATCTTATTGAAAGTTTCCGTAAGAAAACTGGTGTTCCAATGGTACTCAATACTTCATTGAATGTCAATGGTAAGCCGATTGCGGGATATGCATCAGACGCTATTAAGCTATTTGAAACTAGTGAAATGGATGCTGTTGTAATTGGTGATGAAATTCGCGTAAAGTGAGTATAAATAAAATGCCTCATGGCAATATAACGAAACATAACGTACATAACGACATACAAGGAGAATAATTATGTCATTTGCTGATCTTAAGCGCTCATCTGCTTCCTCATTCGAAAAGCTCACAAAGGAGCTCCAGAAGCAGACCACTTCCTATGACCGTTCCGATGATGATAAGTATTGGAAGCCTACATTGGATAAGGCTGAAAATGGC